ATATCTAAGTCAACCTACAAATAGACGGACATAAAGGAGTTATTACTAATGTCTGAATACAATAAACTCAAGAACAGCGGCCTTGGTCGTGGTCGTCCAAAACTCAATGAAGAAGAGCGCATTTTGCGGAAGCAGATGAACTCAGTGCGCCAAGAAGCTCGCAGACGAGCGCATCTTGTGCTTCAGCATCGTCATCAGGATGAGTACAACAAGATTTTTGAAGAAGAATTCAAATCTCTTAGCAAAAAGAGTCGTTAGTTTTATTTCTGCTCCTGGGAGTCTTTATCGACTTCCGGGGGCAGAACATCATGAACTAGTTCGCCAGTTTTAAATCTTAGAATAAGGGGCGGAGGTTCTTCAGGGGTACTCAATGTTGCCACTTTTCATTGAGCCTCTACCCTTTTTTGAGGGCTTCATAACTTTTGACTTTGATTTTCCATATTGAGATTCTAACCATTCGTCAAAGTCGTCTACTTCTCCCTGGCTTGAAATCACATATTTTTCGTATTGTTTTATAAGCCCAACGAGCTCGTCGTCTTCTTCGTCAAATCTTGGCATTTCTATCTGGACCTTCTTGCTCTTCTTCCAGCTTTTGCCGCTCTCATGGTGTTTGGAACGAATTGTTTTCCTTTTTTACTTCCAGCAATCTTTTTTCTATTTGTCGCTGCTTTTTGTGCTGGAGTTAATTTCTCCCAAGCTGCTGCAGGGAGATACCTGCGCATTCCGTCTGGTCGGTTTGCTGGTTTACCATCGCTAGTTGTCCATTTTTCTTTTGTCCATTTTTTCAAGGACCGTTGAGTCTTGCTTAATCCACCGCGATATCCGCCGCCAGCTTTCCTGTATCGAACGGCAAGAAGTTGAGCCTTCCGAGCAGACCATTGACCTGGCTTCCCGCCTTCAGAACCGGCAAGGATGCGGGATTTAATTCTTTCCCTTAGTTCGGGTTTGGTGTATGAATTCTTGGCTGACTTTTCCATGAATTCTGAATCAACACCAGCTAAAAATTCCCCGACAGCAAGCTCAACCCAATCAGGGCCGTAGTTCGTTGATTTGTCTTGTCTGCTCGCCATTGATGTCTCCGCTTAAAATAATACGCGATAAAAAAGCGGATTAGTGTTAAGTGTTTATTGCAGTCTTTGACCGCATTTTAGACAAGTGACAGACCACGGATAACGCCTAACTGATGGGTGCTCGCACTCAAGAAGGGTCTTTGCCTTTGCATTCAACACATCGCGTATCCAGGCCGACATTGTTTTTCCATCAACCGCAGCAGCTTTTCTCCAGCGCTCTCTTACCTCATCTGTTGTTCTGATTAGGACGGATGTATTTGTCGGTCCCTCGTCTTCTTTTTCTAGTGGTCTTACTGACAGGTCTGTCGAGTCAGCGACGGCCTTCATTGCTGCTTCAAGGTTGCTGTCACTCATTTGTTTCCTCTTCGATTGTTTCTTCCTCTGTAGATACTATCTCAGCATCAACGATGTCGGCCTCGCCAAGCATTTGTCTCACGGCACTTTCCGGCAGGACACCCGACATTCCCATTAGTTGAAGAAGCTGTCTTGCTTCAGACTCTGGGTCGAAAGTGTTGCCTATCTGCTTCAACTGCTCCGAGCCAGCAAGTGTGGCCTTTATTGTCTCGCTGGTTTTATTCCCAACATCCATCTGAACGCTGATATTGGTTTGGTCCATGCCTAGAAGTTTTGTGCGCCTATCCATGATGGATAGAACCTGTTGTATTGCCTTTAAGTCTGGTTCAACGGCAACTTCTGTTCCGTCATCCATTACCTGTCTTCTATGCTGGGTTAATGGCCAAATTGCCTGCTGAAGACTATCTAGTCTTTCAAGCTCAAGCCGAAGAACTTCTGGATAAGCCATCAGTGTCTCACGGTTCATTTTCTCTAGCTGACGAGATATTGCCTTGGACACGGCGCTCGTTGTCATCCCAAAACGCCTTGCTATCTCGGATGTTGAGGTCCCAGCTTGGCGAAGTTTAAATATCCGCATGTCTCTTTCACCAAGAAACTCACGCGTAGCAATTTTATTGCTTTTATCTTCGCTCATTACCCTATCTTAGTGACTTATTTGTCAACTTTCATGAACTCAATCACTTCAAACGGGAATACCTTGCCTCGCTTGATTTTCAACGGCCACTGACGCTGGTCACGCGCCCCTCTAAAGTGTCGAACGTCGTAAACGTATGGTTCGTTGGCTGTTGGGTCTGGTTGAAGAGAAATACCAAACTCTGGCCAGCGCGACCATACAGCAGAACCAAAAGGGCGCAACTCTCTTGTGTTCAGGGTCGTCCCAAGTGGCGCGTGGTGTTCAAGCCAAAGGGCGCATCCATAAACGGTTCTAATTGTGTCTAGATATTTGGCGACCTCAACAGCAATCGCCTCCGAGGTCCTGCCGCCTGGGTCAACGAATGCTTTATACAAAGGACCCATGACCAAAATGTCTGGCTTGACTCTCTCAATAGCTTCCTCAAGAATCAATCTGTCTTCTGGCTTCAAAAGGTCCATCCCAGACGGCTTTGTTAAAACCTCTCCATAAACTCTTGCGACATGTCCACGACGCATTGCTTGCGTGAGAATTGCAGAAGACGCTCTTCTAATAATCCGTTCAGGGTTTTCAAGGTCAACTGTCAACGTGACTACAGGCTTCATCTGCCCATACGTAAAAGGATGAATGCCAGCAGCAGCACAAAGCGCAACTTGGCGCGCGAGCATTGTTTTGCCAACACCTTCGGCAGCAACAACGATTACTCTTTCTCCACGTTCAAGAAGACCAGGAATAACCCAATCGTATGATTCATCAACTTGTTCTGCAATAAAATCATTCCATTGAACCAGCCTGCCTGGGTCTGTGATTTGTTTTGATGTAGTTGCCGAGAGAATCATCGACATTTTTGAAACCATCTGACCAGGGCTTAAGTCATCTCTTCCAAATAGGTCTTGAATTTTAATCAGAGCGGAATCAAATATTGACTCCTTTTTCTCTTCAACTGGTTCATTCTCTTCCTGAGTGTCATGCTCAATGTTTTCTACTTGTTCAATTTCATTTTCTTCTAATGGGGAAAATGTAGAAAGACTGTCGAATGTCCCACCAGATGAAAGGTGGTCCGTAATGTCTTTTGTATCCGGACAAATCCATGCCTGCGCATCACATCCAGCATCAGTAAGAACTTTTAAAAGCTTGGATGCATGTTCTTTTCCAGGGACATCGTTGTCTGCAACAATGTCCACAACAGCACCAGCAAGGGCTTCGGTGTGAATATCGAGCCAGTGTCCTGCACCGCCCGGCATGGTTGTGGCTACGTACCCAAGAGAGGTGAGTGTGTCAGCGTCTTTTTCACCCTCAACAACCCAAATTGGAGTACCTGATTCTTTTGCGGCAATAACAGCAGGCAGATTGTAGAGAATTTTAGGAACATCAGAAAGAGAGTATGACCACTCACCATTCTCGAGAGGTTTGCGTTGTCTGAATGTTTTTACACCATCCTGATTTACGTATCTAACCTTTTGAAATAAAAGTTCGCCAGATTCATTTAGGTAATCATAAGAACAGACAAATTTCAACTGCTCTTTGGTAATCGGCTTTGGTGATTGTTGCTGAACTGAAGCTTGTTTATCTTTTTTGATAATCGGTTTTTCGTAAATCGTGCTAGTTCCATTTTGAGGCATTATGTCGGCAATCGTTAGTCCGACTGCAGCACAAATTTCTCCAGCATCACAACCATTGCCACGATGGCAGTGGACTAGAACTCTTCCATCATTTCCCTCGCTGACCGAAAGAGATGGATTATTATCGTCGTTTCTACACGGGCAACGAGCCATGAAGTTTCCACCACTTTGCCTGACACCATCTAGTCTGTCAAGAAAGCTCTGAACGATTGGGCCTGGAGAAGTCATTGCGCTTCTCGCAGAGCCTTCTTTATTGCTGCATCCTTAAGGCGATAGTTGCCCTTATACGCAAATCCATTAGCGTTTCTTCTTCCAATCCCTGGAAGGAAAATTCTTGCTTCGCGTGATAAAAGAATTCCCCTATCGCTTCTCATCATTGCGCGTTCGGCTTCTGTTTTTCCTCCCCAAATACCGATTGGTTCATGGCGAAGTGAGTACTCAAGACAGTGCTCTCTAGATGCACATGAATCGCAAAGCTCAATGGCTTCCTTTATATCCGCTCTGAATTTGAGCCACTGTTCTCTTGGTAAACCCTTTTCAATTACTGGGAACCATTTATCGACGTCGTGTCCTTTGCAATTTCCCTCTGCTGGTGGCGCATCGTGGTTTGGCAACAATTCAACTCCTTACGTCGGATTAGGTTTGGTTATCCTAGCGACGTCAGATGAAGAAAGAAATACCAGAGCGTGTTTTACTACAAGATTTCCTGAAATATCTGTTGCGACAATGTCGATTGCTTCTAGGGGTATTTTAAACCTGGAAGCAATTGCTGCTTTCATTTTGCTTATGTCAATTTCTTCTTCGACAAATTTAACGTTGTCGTCGATGTCCGAGGGAACCGCTCCGGCTGTTAACGCTCTCATCTCGCCGTCTTTTTTTACAGCACGAAGACACCATGCGCAGGCTAATTTTGGAGTCGATGCAGCGCGTGCGCGAGTTTCTGTATGCCCGCATGAAAGCAGGTGTCTATATTCGACTTTTCCCCAAGCACCTTCACGAGTGATTTGAACCACGTCTTGTCGTGGTGCTTTGCGATGTTCAGTTGTCACAACCCACCACTATGGTGGAAGAAGAAGTTACTTCGAGAGACGTCTGAAAAGCTTTCGCAGCCACTTCTTTGCGCCACGAGCATCAACTGATACTTGCGCTGGAATGCTGTCGATTAACTTCTCAATTTTGTCTGCATGCTCTGCTACTTGCTTCGCTGCAATTTCTTCAATGAAGTCTTCTGCTTTTGCAAAAGTGCTTTTTGGAGCAGCCTTCTTCGCAGGAGCCTTTTTAGCTGGCGCCTTCTTCGCAGGAGCCTTTTTTGCTGTTGTCTTTTTCTTTGCTGTTGCCATGTCCTTGACTTTATCAAACCATTTGCCCCCGTAGTGGAACCACCTCCCCCGTTGGTGGCAGGGTTAGACCTAGGCTGTTCGTGTGGAAGGCTCTTATGACAACGATTATAGTAAAATTGCTCTTGCTATAACTGCCGCCCAATTAGCAAAATCTACGAGCGTAAAAGAATTTGGAATTGGTGAGGATTTATCAATTAATTTCTTTGGCTGGGAAGAGGACAGATTAGCCATCGTCTGCCAGATGAGGCAGGACATGATGAAGATTGACCCAGAAGAGCGTTTGGCGCGCTGTACGGAGCTCTGTGCTGTTCTGAGGCGATACTGGGGCGTCTCGTCCATAACAATGGTTGCTGAGGGCTACTGCTCTGCAAACATGACTGAGACAGAGGGGTTATCCCTATCCGATGCGTTTCTTGATGCCTCAAAACCGGTAAAAGAGTGCATCACTGTAACCAACGTAACCTTGGATGAAAAGGCTGTTTCTGACGGTGGTTTTGTGACGACGATTATTGCCGTTCCTTATGCCTACGAGCTAGGAAGGACGCTGAAGTGGTTTGACACCCTCATTTACACGAATGGAGGGGGAAAGAACTTCAGGAACTCCAAATACCCTCAGTCCATGAGGCGAGCTTTAAAGAATAAGGTTGTAGATGACCTGCCAGACGAAGCGTACGAGGAGCTAATAGGTCTTATTAATTCAAATGGATTTCATATACAGGAATTTTATTAAAGTATAATTATTACAAATGCCATTTTACGATAACTCATATGACGACATGTACGGTCGTTCGCGCAATCTGTTCGACAACGTCACAATTCTGCCAGCTGATAGGACTCCGTGCCTTGTTTGCGGCCACCCAACTGGTGACTGTGCTGGGGATAACTCCTCTCACACGAGAATAGCTGGATTCGGAATGATTGATTCGCTCAAGGCTATTCAAACTTTTTTGGTTGAAGAAGACATACACGAAGAGAGACAGATAACACCTTCAATAAAAACAAAAGTTCTGTTGCATAAGAAGGGTAAACAGATACCATATGCCGAAGCCGAGAGGCTTGGGTTAATTAAAAGCTGGACAAACTAAGAGCAAAGTTACTACGACTTTAGACCCTTTCAGTATTCTCGGTTAAGTTAAAATCGATACCTACTCAAACCACTATCACACAGGAAAAATCATGACTTCGCTTGACCAATCGTTCGTAGATTCGTATTC